ACGAAGAACCATATTATGTTGTAACTAATACCTATTGGGAATATGGCGATATGGCTTTTGATGATAGAGCGATCGAATTGCCAGTTGAAGCGGAGGACTTGGAATAATGAAAGTTGAATACGGAACATTAACTCAAGAAGAATTTGAGAAAAGATGTGATGAAGTATTCTGCACCCAAGAAGGCGAAGAATACTACGACATTAGAATCGAAAACGGTGTTGTCAAAATTCAATGTGGTGAAACTGGAACCAAAGAAGAACAATTTCGTTGGGTCTACTTTGACTATGAGCCAGATATGACCGAAAGACCAGAAGCATTAGATTATCTAATGGGAAAGAGAGATGACTTCAATGATTAACAAAGAAGGTTATGTGGCAATTGATAAAGCCACAGGTAAAATGTTATATACTGTTTTCGGTGGTCCTGGTGGTTATGATAAAGATTACTTAACTGAGGATGTTGATAAAGTAAATTTATATCCTAATCTAAAAGCAGCAGAAGACAGGGCTGATAGATATAATTACAACCACAAAACTAAAGTTGAGTTTAAGTTTAGAAAAGCCGTTAGAACAATTAAACAAAGAAAGCCAACATTAGAAGAAATCAAATGGGTTCTACAATATCTTGATGAAGAACTCTTAGTTGAAGGCACATTTGAAGAAGTGTGCGAGTACATAAATCAATTGGAGGAAAGAGAATGAAAGTTTACACAGTCACAAAAGTTTCTAGCGGCGAAGTTCGACTTGAAGTAGATGCTGTAGAAGTTTGCGCTACAAAAGCAGAAGCCAAGAAAGTATTAAAACGATTCTACAAAGATGTACTTGAAGATGTTGATGGCTACGACATTATAGATAAAGAATTTGGCAATGATACCTTCACTGTAGAAATTGATGACGACTATTCATCGCAATACTACGGCGAGATTAATGTCAGCGAAATTCAATAAAGCGTTTACAAAAAACGCTTTTTATGTTATAATATAATCAGGAGAGGTAAGAGAATATGACTAAACAAGAATGGCAAGAAATTAGAGAGGCATTAATTGCTGAAGTTAAAAACTTTGAAAAACAATTTGATGAGGACAATTGTAGATTTGTTTTAGACTCAGGTGCAGAAGACCCAGAAAAATGTATAGTTAAACCACTTGATTTTAAGTATAGAGGTTTTTATGTTTTCAGTAATGAGTTCTTTAATATCTATGTTGATGGTTGGTTTCACAATTGTTATGGTTGGAATAAAGAACCTGCTTGGAAGACTTTTCCTCGTGGTTATAAATCTGGTCTACAAAAAGTGATCAAACAATTTTGCGAAAAACATAATTTATATTATGAATTAAGAAAAGCATATAGAGCGACAGTCAATCCAAGTGCAAACACTTGTGCGTTTCTAATCGCAATTAATAAGTAAATAGCAAAAAACTATTTACTTCTTTTTTATTTCATGATATAATAATTTTAGAAAGAGAGGTAAAGTATGGGACAATACTACTATCCAATTATTTTAAGACAAAGAGGTAATAGAAATTACTCTCAATGTTTTTATGCCCACGACTATGATCACAATGGTTTGAAATTAACTGAACATGGTTGGTGTGGAAATTTATTCACTGAAACAGTTCTTTCACAACTGTTTAACAAACCTGGAAGATTATTCTGGTTTGGTGATTACACGGAACCTGAAGACTTTGAAGATTCAAAGTTATGGGAAATAGTGAAAAGACATTACAAGAAGTATCGAATTGCGGTCGACTGGTCAAAACCTTATGGTGATCCTTCACGATATACCTTCAACAACTACTCACACCCACAGATGGTAAACAAACGTGTAGGTAGATTCATTCTCAATCACACTAAAAAAGTGTTCATCGACATGGATCGTTATGAAGAAATCGCTCCTAAGAATGAGTGGACAGACAGTCCACTACATCCACTCGTGTTGTTAACTTGTACTTCTAATGGTCGTGGTGGTGGAGACTACTATGGTCCAGACAAAGAAGACTGTGGTTGTTGGATGGGTGACTTAATCGAAACCCAGGATGTTCGTCCAAACGGTTATAAAGATATAACTGAAGATTGTGCGACATACGACGATAAGTAAAAAAATATTAAAAAGACTATTTACAAGATAGTCTTTTTACGTTATAATAATTATAGAAAGTGGAGGTAATAGTATGTTTACTGCAAAACAATTAGAAGATATGCTAAGAAATGAATTCTTAGGGAAGGAAGTTGGCTGGTGTGCAAGCAATATTAGCTCAAAAGCGTATACTTGGATTAGAGAACAAGTCGAAAAAGATGGTAAATACCAAACCAGAGACTTCAACGTCACCAACGAAAACAAGTCATTCAACAAATTAATCACTTATCGTGGTCATGGTATTGGTGAGATCATGGTTAAACGTGCTAAGGGCAAGCATCATCACACTTATTGGGGAAACGGTTATAATGACTGGACCTATAAAGACATTCATGTCGAATTCTATAATGATGATTTAGATGCTCGTATCAAAGAAATCGATGATTATGAGTTAGAAAAGATAAAAGCTAAGGAAAATGCACTGGATAGGGCAAAAGAAGCAGCTGAACTCTTAAAAACTACCTATAATCTCGATAATTATGGTGTTCGTCAATTAATCGAGACTATGAACAGCAATAAATATTCTATATTAGGATAATAGAATTAAAAAATTTGAAAAAAAGGCGTTTACAAAAACGTCTTTTTATGTTATAATATTATTAGAAAGAAGGTAAATTGTTATGGGTAAAACAATTATTAAAAAAGTTCCTGATGAAGATGTTTACTACGATTGGAAAGATGAAGTAGATTTATCTGAAGAGAAGAAAGATATCGTAATCATCGGCGACAGACACTACATTATGTTTGGTGATAATGATGATGCGGTAAAAATCATTAAAGGTGATTACTGGGATAATGACATTGATCCAGAAACTGGCTATGCGTTCGGTTATGACTATAACACTATCGATGAGTTAGATAAAATATGCGGTGGCAACTGGGATCAAATTGAATTCCGTGGTTATTCTCAAGGTGACTGGTGTGAATGTTACTACAATACAGAAAAAGTCTCTCAAGATTTGTTAAAAGAATTAGAAATCTTCATCATGGGCAAGGTTGATGAATTCCATGTTCAAGAAGATGAAGAAAACGAAGATGATGTCTACTATGTTTATATTCCACATGACGTAGTGTGGGAGGGTAAGAAAGCAATTTGTGAATATCTTGGACTTAAAGAAGACGAAACCATCGTTTTAGAAGACGATGGATATGAAAAAGTCTACAAATATAAAGAAATTGAATAAAAACTGTTTACAAAAACAGTTTTTTATCATATAATAATAACAGAGGTAGATTATTATGACAAAAAGTAAACATTATGAAATTATTTACGATTATTTAGATGATAAAGACCAAATATTGAGAGTAACTCAACTTCCAGCGGCCAGAAGACTGGTTAAAGCTATGAAAGCTGAAAAGAATTACTCTAATATTAGGTTAACTAAAGTTATAATTACTACTGAAGTAATGGAGGTTAAGTAAAATGCCACAAAACGAAATTGATCCAAATTCAATTGAAGACTTTGAACTAAAACAACCAACTTACCAAGTCTGGCTCTTCAGATATGATGAACTCGATAACATTACCGGAGATGAGTTTATCCAAGAGTTTAGTAAATTTGAAAGTGCAAAAGCTCGTGCTGATGAATTAGCTGAAGACGAAACTGAACTGAATTCATATTTCACAGATTCAACAGCTTACGTGGGAATTGAAGTAGAAGAAGTTGTTTTACTAGAAAATGGGTGGGAAGAAAACCAAGGTTCCCTCTACATCGTAAACAAACTCAATCCAAACTTCGACCATTCAAAAATTTTATAAAAAAAAATGTTTACAAACAAATTATTTTGTTGTATAATTAAAATGATATAAAAGCCGGAGGAAATTATTATGGCTAAAAAATCTAAATCTAAATATCTCGGAATGAGATTTGGCAAATGGACCGTCACTCGTGCCACAAAAACTGAAGACGGAAATCACACAAGATTCTATTTAACAAGATTAACTCATGATGGTGCGATTAAGACTGTTGCTCTTCGTGATAACGAATTAACTGCTCTCTCAAGAGGCAGAAAGACAATGCAAAGTTTACTTAAGGGAAAACAATTCCAAAGAGATCAATTCCCAAGTAGAGAATACAGAAACACTGTCTGGTATACCTTCGATACAAACGGAAGTCTAAGATAAGCCAAATCTAACCAATTTGGTTTTTTAACTCAATAAAAATTTAATTAACAAGGAGGAAATGCAATATGAGCGTTGCTGCATTTAACTTATACAAAAATCAAGCAGATATTCTTTATGATGAGACTGGAATCAAATACGATGCTAAGCCATATAAAGAAACTATCAGACTTTTACTTGATGGTTTGTGTGATGCCATGGATAATGGTGATGAACACATGAAAAATTTATATGCCGGTGCACTAATGGTTCGTTTCTGGAATGTCCCCAAGAATTTAATGAGCAAATGTCCGAATCTCGGTTTAGAAGAAGATGACTTTGTTGATTGGTTATATGAAGCAATCGTTTTAGCATGTGAATACAGAAAGTGGCAAACTGACCCAACAGTTAATGCCCAACAATGTATTAACCAATGTGTTGAAACTATTAGAGTTCGAAAATACTACGAATTCAATTTGGATAAGCACAGTGCAAACTATAATACTGTTTCGATCTCAAATCCTGTTGGTGATGACGACGAACAAACTTCCTATGAAGATAGATTGTATGATGAAGAAGAAGCTGACCAAGCAAAATTCATCGATGGTAGTGCCAGTGCAAGGTATTTAATCCAAAATTTCATCAATCGAAAGAAATTAGTTGAAGCAATCATCTTGGATGTTATTGCATTTGGCGATACTATTAAGACTTTGAAAAAGACAGTTAAAAGTATTGACGAAAATGGCGAAACTTTCAGGTATACAAAGTATTCTCATGAGTTTTGGGCCTACAAGTTAATACAATTACTCTCAAATTTGCCAGATGACTACAGCGACTACTTCAATGATAGTTACGATGTTGTGCCGAATGAGTTTAATGCTGCTTTAGGGGTCATTAGACGAGCAAATAACCAAAAGTTATACAGAGAAGTTCGTGCAACATTATCGGCTGCTAAAACACTCGTTCAGAAAGACTTATAAAAATAAAAAACGAAATCGCCCCAATTTGGGGTGTTTTCATATCGTATAATAAATTATGTGGTTAGATATTATTAGTTCCTATGAATATATCCAAGTCAGTATCAAAGCTATTAACTTAGTAGGTAGAGATGCTGCCATTTACTGTGCCGAGTTGATGAATGTGTACAGTCACGTTGTGCGAAAGAAAATGGATGAACTGTTAGATAGTGAAGGATTTTTTACATTAGACCGCAGCTACATTACCAAACGCACAGCACTTACCGTGGAAGAGCAGCTGCAGATCGATGCGGGATTAGCTAAACTAGAAGTTTTAGTGGAAGATGCAGCCGATCCCAACAGAATTCGAATCGATGCCAACAGATTCTGTGCAATGTTAGTTGATGATGATATTAGTGTTATTAGGGAATATCAAAAGAAAGCGAAACTTAAACAGTCAGATAAATCTAATGCCAAGAAGAATTCGGTTGCGATCAATCTTAAGGCAGTTCTCACTGAAACTGAACCAGAAGTATTGGAAGCTTTCAAAATTTGGATCGATGCGATGTTGGAGGCCAAGAAACCATTAACAAGAGCGGCGGTAGAAATTTACCAACGAAATTTGGATAATTACACTGACAACAAAGATGTTAAAGTTAAAATTCTTGAGATTGCTACTTCATTAGCTTATCATGAATTTGCTTGGGCCAGGGACCAATACGAAAAAAATTACAGAGGAAATAGCACATTTATCGGTGCCAAACAGCGCAAAAATACTGGAATTGACCCAAATTCAGGCTTCTAATGTTAAAAATGTGCGCATTTTTACACAAAAATAAAAAAAATTATTTACATTACATTTAATAATATCGTATTATATAATATGAAGGAGGAAATGTTAAATGAACATTAAATCAATGACAAGAAACAAAGATTATGCTTCATGGACTATTGTGTTCGAGCACGATGGTAAGGAATATACTGTGGTTGTCAAAATTAACAACGAAATGTTAGAAAACGTTTCCGCCACAGACATTCCAGAATTTGCTTTAGATTTAATTAGAGACGAATTAGCTGACAGCAATGAAATCAGCAAAGGTTTCTTAGATGAATCTTATTGCGAAATTACACCTACAGCTTGGTAAACAATATTCACAGCATAAATTAAAAGAGAGACTTCCACAAGAGGTCCCTTTTTTATTTTTCCAAATCATGTGAGTTTCAAAATGGGGGACTGCCAAATTCCGGTGGTTTCACTACTTCTAGTGGAATGCTGGCCAGATCAAAATGCGGCTGCGATCCAAGGACTGTCATGTGCAACTTTCCCTGCGCAGGGGTACGATGCGGCAGCGTTTTTCACTAAAACAGTATAAAGTTTCCGAATTTGATCTGTGATCGATCTGTAAAATGATCTGTAAAACCTGTGACCTCCACCAGGAAATTCAGTATGGTTTTACTAAATAGTGGATGTACGGAGTATTGGAGTACGTACACACGTACGTGTGGTTGGAAAAATTGTACGACTACAATCATGGATTGTACATCGGATTACGATTTCACTAAAACTAGTGGGATTTCCGAATTCGATTTCCCCCGTCCCCCGGTAAAACTTCCCGATGACGACGAAATGTGGTTTGGGGATCGTACAATCAGATACATAATCCAAGGATTTCACTATTTAGTGGAATTTGATTCACCCTTTGTGGGATCAGACCGTTCCCATATGTGTGTGCGAACTTCTTTAATAATATATAATAAAAGTTATTTACAAACTTACGATGTTATGGTATAATTATATTAGAAAGAATGAATGAAGGAGAATAATTATGAAAGTTCAAAGTTCAACAATTTCGGAAATTGATAGGGAAGTAGTCAATGACGAACTCTTCCTCAAAGTTACATTTGTCAATGGTAGAGAATATCTTTATCAAAATGTTCCATCAGATGTTTATGAAAGTTTCTTAACTTCTCAAAGTAAAGGAAAGTTCCTAAATGAACATATCGTCGGAAGATATAACTACACAAGAATTAAATAAGAGGTAATAATTATGTGGTTCAAAGTTAAATGCTACGACATTGATTACAGTGTTGAAGAAGAAGATATCATTGATTGCTTCGACCCATTTGAAGAATTAAGTGATGAAGAAATCGAAAACAAAATCAAAGAAGTTAAAGCAAGTTTGCCAAAAGAAGTTATCTTGAATATCGACTGTGAAGAAGATGAACTTGATGATGACTTGATTGTCGATGAATTGACAGACGAGACTGGTTGGTTAATCAACTCATACTCATACGATATCATCTAAAAATAATTAAAAAAAATAATAAAGACTATTTACAAGATAGTCTTTTTATGTTATAATATATACAGAAAGAAGATAAAGAGAATATGAAAAGTTACAGAATTACAATTGATGTTGACCTTGACAGCAGACAAGACTTACTCATCTTAATCAGCCAAATCCAAGATTTAGTCGAAGCCAAAGTATCAGACGACGGCGGCTACGGAATATACGATGAAGAAATAGAAGATGAGGAATAAAAAACTCATCTTTTTTTATTTACTTTTAATTAAAAATATATTATAATAAAAATGTAAGAAGGATGAAAAGAATATGAAAGCAAGAAGATTTGATGAAATTTTAAGAGCTCGCGGTTTCAAATGTCGCGAGAGACCAACGGCAACTTATGCCGGCAAATGTGTTTATGTCAAAGAGCATTTATACAATAAGATTGTTTGTGAAGTTGATATGGATACTCATGGCAAAGGTCAAAATATGATGTTTAATATCTATGGCACACTTAGGACACCAACAGATATGGAAGAATTTAAGAAAGCCAATCTTGACAGAGAATTCTTATACAGAGAAGCACTCAAAATTCACGAAGCATTTGAAACATTAAAACAAATGAAGGGAAAGAAACATTTATATTGTTTCTAACAATAAATCTATGATAAACATTCAAGCATTAAAATTGCAAGAGTTTATTGACAATGTAAAATTGGTTAATGAACTTCAGGCACAAATAACAATTAAGGAATTAGAAATAAAACGATTTGATACTGCTATTGCACAAGTCGAGAGTGATACAATCCATGCTGATATTGATGAATTATGTAAGAGTCGAAATCAACTCAATTTGGAACGTATTGACTTGGAATTAGAAAAGAATGAGATTGAAAAACAAATTCTCTTATTCGAAAAAAGCACAGCATTAAAATCCTAAAATATATATCTCCTTGTTCCTTTCTGCGGGAAGAGTCGGCGGCGAAGCTGGCTCTTTTTCATTTACCAATTGTGCATCGGAAATTCTTCGCAGCTGCATTCGGATTACAAATCCACTAGTGATAGTGTATCTTCTGATCCAGATGCATGGGGGTAACCCAATCGGAGTTTTGTGCGAAACCAGTACAGTTTCGGTGCATCGTACCGCAGCTGCCGGTTCTGAGCCCACTAAAATCCAAAATTTAGTGATTCTTCTAGATGCAGCTGCTGTTCCCAACGTACTTCAACATCGAATTTACCGTACAGTCACATCGGGATTTGCGTACAGTAACTTCCACTAATTTCACTAGTATTCATCGAATTCGCAGCTGCATCGTACCGATGCAATTTGCGTTGGCACATTTGTTGGCACATATGTTCGGGGGATTGTGACTGGCCAGCATTATACTAAATAGTGAAGTTAGTGTAGGGATGGCGGCCCGCATCGGAATCGATCTGATTTGGAGGACTGATACTGTATAATAAAATATGAAACTTGAAAATGGAATTCTGTACGTCACACAACAGGAATATGAGTGGGTAAGAAAGTGTAGTATCCTGATGGCCAGTCCCTACATGGCTGGATACTATCTTTATCATCGACTAAAGAATAATAACTTACTGACATTGGAATGGGACCAGTTTGTATATCGAGATGTTATATTGGCATTTAGAAAAAAGAATGTAGAGATTGTAGATTAATTATTTACAATCTTTTTATTTTATGATATAATATTATTAGAAAAGAGGTAAGATAATATGAGTTTAGAATTTATTATTGATGAAGTTGAGTATTACATTGGTAGAAGAATTTCAAAAGAAGAAGCACAAGAAATTAAATGGTTCTGTGAAAATAATCATGCCAGTTTAGAAGAAGTTGTTTCTGCTTATTACGGTTGTTAAGGAGAAACAAGATGAGCAAAGTTGTTATTATCTACACAGAAGGTAGAAGAGAAATTTATGCTGACAAAGACATTGAAATTGAAATCATCGACCTAGATGGTTCACCAACTATCGCTGCGGCGAGAGCCAAATGGCCACGATGTACTGAAGTTGAAAAAACAATGAAAAGAATTTAGAAAGAAGTTTGAAAGATAACTTCTTTTTTTTACACAGATTTCGATCGACAAAATTCAGGGACTGTCATGATGAAGAAGAACCACTAAATTTAGTGGAATAGCTACAGCTGTACAATCCCCCGATGCACATGATGACGATGATGAATTGGTATGATGAATGTTGATGAACAACAGATGAATCTCTTCTGTATAAAATTTAGTGGGATTTTGTAGATTCAAAATCCTGTACAGAACCGACAGTTGTACAATTTTAACTGTTTACATTTCTACAGAAACATGTTGAAATGATGTTGGGATGTACAATCATCAGATGAATAATCCAAAAGCTTCACTAACACTAGTGAAAAACGTACAGAAGTCACGACTCATGTACACGATCTGTGGTTTGACGAAAGTTCATCTACGAAAACGGTTCGATTGTACAGGGGGAATTTTTTTCGCTTTCACACTAAAACTAGTGAAAATACTCTGATGATTTTTTCCCGCCCCCGGTAAAATGTCTAATGTTGGTTTGGTTAAAAAGTTATTTACAATTATGTAAAATTGGTTTATAATAATAATGTAAGAAAGAGAGATAAAGATTATGAGTGAAAGTATGATTAAAACAGAATTAGAAAATCGTGGAATTAAACCTGACCAAGAAACAATTGAAACAATAACTTGGTTCAAACAAAACAACCCTGAAATCTCATTAGACGAAATCATCGAAAGTTGGTATTGAGAATGAAACAACTTTATGCGATTTGGGATACAGTTCGAAAACATGTTGTCTTGACAAACTTAACTTATTATCAAGCAAAGAAACTTTGTAAGGGTAAAGAGTCTTGCACAAAGATAACTAAAATGTTATAAGGAGAAAATAATTATGTATCGACATGAAAAAACATTCTTATGGGACTTTATTATTTTAGGATGTAATATCTTGTTAATCTTATTTAATATAATACCTGAAGTTAATTTGGTTTGGTTAATCATTTGGTCGGTGTTGTGTGGTTTACGAATTGTAATAATGATATTACACCAAATTAAATGGCACAAAATATACCAACTTGAAATGGAACAACTTAAACAAATGATGGAAAACAAAAGAGAAGAGGATGAATAAATCTTCTTTTTTTTATTTACAAACTTTATGGAATATGCTGTAATGAAAATGTGGGGGTGACAATTCAATGTAAAATACACTAAATAGTGAAATCCGAATCTGATCTGGAATTTGTACTGTACAATGTTGTTGAAGAAAACGATTCGTGGAAATGTACGATACATGTCGTGGAGTTAAATTCTTCTTTATCTCACTAACTTCTAGTAAGAAAACTTCGGATTACAATCGTACCCCCATCCCAAAACTCTCATCAACAAGGTTCATAAAAACGAACATTATAAAATAAAATGAAAGATAACGTTCAATAAAACGAACATTATTTTTTTATATGTAGATGAATATGATGAATGTTGTTGGGGGTACAGATGATTGTTCATCTTCACTAAAATAGTATTACGTATCCGAATTCCGATCCCCGAACACATGTGATGAAGATGAACTTCCGGTTGAATTGACGTACATGATCACAGGATTTTGAATTTTGATTTCACTAAATAGTAGTAAGTTCCGGTGTTGTTACCCCCCCATCCCAACGTGACATGACTCCTGTAGATGAACTGTCGGGAAAGTTACGGGATTATCAGATTGTACAAATTCACTAATGATAGTAGTAAAGCTGTTGGAGCGTACGCCAATGATGCAGATGAAGAATATCTTCCACAAACAGATGAGAAAGTGTTTACTTGAATATTTAATTATGGTATAATAATAATGAAGAAAGAAAGAAGGAAATAAAATATGAAAGAGTATTGGTTAATTAAAACTTCTGATAATGAAATGAGTTCAAGTTATAAGTTCATCGCCGACTCATTAGAAGAAGCAGAAAAAAATAGAATGAACTATTGTGGTTGGTATTCTGAGAAAGGTGATGTAACATTAGTTAAAGTTAATCAAAAGTTTCAGACATTAGAAGAGATTGAATATTGGCATGGTAAAGTTTTCAATCATATTATTTATGAAGACAAAAGTTTAAGATATATTATTAAACATGGAAAGAAGGTAAACTAATATGAACTATAAGATTTATCAAGTCGACCCTCATGATTGTGATTATGCTTTTGAGTGGTGGAGTTGGGCGAGAGATAGATTTAACTTCAAAGATTATAAGTTAGTATATGAAGGTGAAGTCTCAGACTCCGCGTACGCAAAAGGTAATGATTATGTTTTAGAGAGATTATTCACAAAGTTTAACATCGACCATCCTAAAGACTTTAGAGGACATTCATTATCAGTATCAGATATTGTTGAACTCGATGGTAAGTATTACTATTGTGATAACGTTGGCTGGACCGATATAACAAAGTTTATTAAGTAAGTGCAAAAAGCATTTACTTTTTTTTAACTCCGCGGTATAATATAAATGAAGATAAGAAAGGAAAACTAATATGTTAGAATATTATTGGAATGATAAAGGCACTTTAGAAATCGAAACAAATGAAGATAATCAAGTTTATAATGCTGAAGATGGCGAGAGCTGGGACTTAGGCATTGATGGAATTTATGTTTATGTAGATGAACGTAATGACGAAAGAGTTAAACAAATTTTGTGTGATGAATGTGTTGGTAAAAAAGAAGCACAAAGAGTTATGCAAGCAAAAGTTATTGTGAGGTAAATAAAAGTGAAAGCAAAAGAATTTACTTGTTGTATTTGTAAACAAAGATGTAAAGGTTATGGCAACAATCCTTATGGAGCCATGATGAGAGATGACGAAGGTAATGTAATAGAACTAACCTTTGAACCAGAAGATGTCTGTTGTAATGAATGTAATTCTAGATATGTCATTCCTGGTCGTCTTTATAAAATGAGTAGAGGAAGATAATCTCTTAAAACCTAATAAAGAAAGATAAAGAGTAGGCAAAATACCTATTCTTTTTTTATACAAAACATGTTATAACATCTGTGGGAAGAATTCGTACGGCAGCTTTTATATGCTTATTTAGTGAATAGTGGATATAGGGGCCCCTAAAAGTGATCGCCTCCTGGGCCCCTGAAAAAGGCCTACCCCCCTTTAGGCGTTTCAGATAGAGAGAGCAAAAAAAATTTCCGTACGCGCGCACGTATGCGTATATATATAATAAAAACATAAAAAACGTAAAGAATAAAATAACTATAAATAATATAAGATAAAACATAAAAAATATACAATTCACACCGTATAATATAATAAGAGGAATAAATTATGGCAAAGAAAAGATTTCATAACCTGTGGACCCTGCCAAAGTATACTAGTTTATATGAACTTAGCACTTGGCCAGAGGAAGACCTTAAAAAGTTATATGAACAATGTATTAATGGAAGAAGCTGTTATATTATGGATGCAGATCCTTATTGTGCTGGCTATTCAACTGGTGCATTTTTTGAAGAAGTTTATAATGAAGAAGGGAAATTAAGATAATATATGTTAGTAGACACAATTAAACAAGATATGATTACTGCTTGGAAGAAACAAAAAGATTCTTCTTTATATGCGTTAAAGAAAGATACTTTAAGTTTTTTATTAAGCAAAATTAAAAACCGTGCCATTGAGCTTAAGGTAGAAGCTTTGCCTGACAGCGAAGTTTTATCTATTATTCAAAAGATGATTAAAGAGCTTAATGATGAAAAAGCTAACTTTGAAAAGTTTGGTTTAGAAAGAGTAAATGATGTAGTTAGAGTTTCAACACAATTATCATTTATTGAAAACTATTTACCTGAACAGCTCACAGAAGACGAAATCAGATATATTATTCATGATCAATCATTATCTGGCATTCCAGAGATTATGAAGTATTTTAAGACTTATTATGCTGGCCAAGTAGATATGGCTTTAGTTAATAAAATCGCAAGAGGATAATCTATGGGAAAAGCATATTTATATAAAGGTAAAAAATATAGTAATGATTATTGGAGGGATACTGAAAATAATATTTTTGATGGTGATTTATATAATTTACTGGATGAATTGGCTGAAGATAGCGAAGAGACCAAATTAGAAAAACATACTTATACTTTCTTCACATTAGACGGCGAACAAGTAGCTGATGAGAATGATTTAAATGAAGAAAAGCTCTTAGAAGAAATGTTTGAATGTGGCTACATGGATAATGTTAAAATTACAGAATTACCTACTGAAGACGATATGCCAAATATTGTGGAGGATAAGACTAATGAATAAACAAGAAGCTTATGAATTTTTAAATACCCTTCCGGATAATGCTGAGGTTGATATTACATTAAAAACAAGTAATTATTATGTTCCTGCTGGATATATTATTAAAAACTATGATGTATCTCGTCAACTTTTAAGTTATTGGGTCAAAGAAGGCTATGTTAAAACTGTTCCTTATGGGAAACAAAAAAGATATTATTTATCTGATATTGAAGACTTACAAAGAAAATAAATATGAAGTTAGAAATATTTAAAATTTTTATTGGCTACGAGCCTGAAGGCAGTATTAAAGAAGAAGACTGGGTAGGCTCTGTTGAAGGCTTTGTTATTGATAATAGAGTATATGCCGATAAAGATATTGAAGATAGATGGAAATATAAAACTTGTTCATTAGAAGCCTATAAAGTATTTGAAATTGAACATGAACCTAAAAATATTAAATTATTTTCTTGGCTTATTCATCATCACTTTAATACTCTTATATCTAAAATTGCTAATAAGGCTGATATTGAAAATAAAATAAAAACATTCTTGGAGGTAGAATAATATGTATGAAAAGGTAAATCCCAAACACCCTGATAAAGTAGCTGACCGTATTGCTGGAGCTCTTGTTGATTTGGCATACACTTTACAAGATAATCCAAAAGTTGCTATTGAAGTTCTTATTGGGCATGGTATTTGTCATATTATTAATGAAACCTCTATTGCTTTACCAAGAAAAAAAGTTTTTGATATTGTCGAAAGAATTGCTGGCAAAGTTCAAGTTGATTATATTGAAGTTCCACAAGATGAGCACTTAGCGGATAATCAAAAGGAAGAGATTAGATGTGGCGACAATGGTATTTTTAGAGGAGTTCCTGTTACAAATGAACAAAAATTTCTCACTAATGTTGCTAAAACTGTTTATAAAAAATTTCCAAGTGATGGAAAGTATTTAATTAATCAAATGACAGATAAATTAGTTATTTGTCAAAGTAATGCTAAAAAGCTTCCATTAAAAACATTATTGCGAGACGGATTTAATAAAACTGCAATTATCAACCCACTTGGCGAATGGGATGGTGGTACTAATGTAGACTGTGGAGCTACAAATAGAAAGCTAGGCTCAGATATGGCTGATAGCTGCACTGGTGGTGGCCTTCATGGTAAAGACTTATCTAAAGGTGATGTTAGTATTAATATTTATGCTTTCTTAAAAGCCCAGGAAACAAAAAGAATTGTTGAAATAACTTGTGCTATTGGAGACAATTTTGTTGATGGCAGACCATACAGTGAAATTGTTGAGATTGCACGAGACTATATTAATAGAATTGGCGGGTTTGAAAAGCTTGCTGAATGGGGCTTATTAAGATAATAGGTTAAGATTAAAAAGAAGCTAAAAAACTGCAGGTTAAGCTTCTTTTTTATTTATTATTTGCTAAATTATATACCTGAAAGGAAACTAATATATGGATGAAAATTTAGTGACATTAATTGCAGCAATTATTGCAGGCTCAGTTTCATTTATTAATGTAATAATAACTGGAGTATTTGGGGTATTGACAAGTATTAAAGTTAGTAAAATTGAAAATATTGAAAGTCATAAAAAATTTGATAGAAATATTACAAATTTTGAGCTTCAATTTAAAGATGAAAGATGACTTGCTGGTATAATAGAGAGAGATGAGTTTGGCTATTATAATGAAAAAAGTCAAAAAAGAATTTACAACTGGTGAGTCGAATATAAAAAGGTTCATACACCAATTTTATTAAAAGCAGAGGTTGATTACGATATTTTAACCAATCCACCTGTTGGTAGAATTAGATGGAAGAGCAAGTCTGAACTACTAAAGCAAATTAAAGCTGAGGGCAGCAGTTGCAATATGATTATGCCGGGCGATGAGGATTTGCCAGACCCAGCAGACTTATTCTAAGAGAAGATTGAAATATATCTTCTTTTTTATTGTATAATAAAATATGATTTACGAAGAAGAATTTGATCAAGATTTTAAGGACAGGCTATTAGATATTATTCATAAGGTTATTGATGAGCATGGAACCCTTGGAGATAATGATGCAATAATTTATTTTCATTGGGCAGCACATAAAGATGACCCAGCCTATAGTTTTGTTCCAGAAAGGTATAGGAATTTATAATGCCAGGTGGTATTAAAGATGATCTTGTTGTGGCAATACAAAGACAATCAGATATTATTAAGCAACAAGTATTATTAGAAATTATTACGATAGCATGTAATTGTGATGATTTTAAGCAATTTAAAAATGTCTTATATGCAAGAGCTCTTGGATTTATGAAGCAATTTGAAGATGAGGGCTTAATAAAACCAGGAACAACTGAAAAAGCAGCTAAAGGCGAAACAATTACAGATGAAGATGTTAAAAAAGGTGCTTAATGCATCTTTTTTGTTTATTTCTGTCAGTAAATCCAATAAAATAGTATTATCTAGCTGAAACAAGTATTTGCTAAATTATACATATGAAACTTATTGAGAATGAATTTGATAGCTATCTTGAAAAGTTAGATGATGCTTACTTAGCTGAGTCTTATATTGGCCTTATGACAAAACAAAAAGATAAATCTATTTTTGAGGTCTGGGTTGATTTATCTAGCAAATTACAAAGCGTAGCAGATTTTGATGGAATTTCTTTTGCAGAGTATTTTAAATATTTAAAGACTATTTTTGATAGCAGACAAAGTAGATATTATGAGTCAGACTCTGAGCAAGTTGATGCTCACCATATTATTCCAAGAAATCTTAAATTATTAGCTGATGATGATTTAAATAATTTAATTGCTTTAACACGAAACCAGCATATTGAAGCACATGCAAAATTTTTAGGTTGCTTGATAAAAAGTGGTTTAGCTTCACTTAAAGATATTGTAAATGCGTCTGGTGCAGTTTATTTATTAGATAAGTATAAGTTAAAAGATGATTTAACAGCTGAAGAATTTGCCCAGTTAAAAAAAGATATTGCAGAGGGAAAACGTTTAAGATTTTTAGAAAAGCCTTATGAACCAAAAAATCGTGGTGGTGTATTTGGAAAAGATAAAGCTAATTTAACTGATACTTTTACTTGGATTTGGGCTGATGATACCCCAGGAAAGACAACTCTTGGCTGGGCGGGCATTAGAAATCAAGTAGAGAAAAAATATGGAGTGCATCTTACACAAGCACAAACTGAAAAGTGGAGTCAGCGTTATTATGCAGACTTAAAAAATAGTGAAATTAAAAAGCGTTCATGGTGCAATTATTTTAAAACTTTTCCACAAAATCAGACAGATCAATATAAAAATCATAGTGAAGAGAGACAAGATGAGCAGCCTTATATTGCATTTAAATGCACTGCTAAAAATGGGCAGCTCAAGATAGACTTTAATACTTATGAATATGAGAGATCTGGTAGAAAGTTAGCAGATAAAATTGCAATATTTGATACAATAGATGATTTATCTAAAAAAGCGATAGAAAATCATGATAATCTTGCCGTTGGAAATTTGCCCACACAGTACTATTATAATCGTGACACAAAAATAGGCTGAATTGTTATGGCTGCTTCTGACTTAGATTTATTAAAAGACGTTTGTGATGAAAATAATTTAGAATTAAATTGCTATAATGAACTAAAAAGCAAAATTTAGTAATCATTATATAATACTAAAGGCCCAAAACCGGGTCTTTTTATTGTATAATAATATTGAGGTATATTATTATGAGCAGACAAGATGCAATTACAGTATTTAGCACAGCAGTTATTTTATTGATTTTAGGAATTTTCTTCTGTATTTGGCAATTCTGTACCGCAGGTTGGTCAGAAGCAGTCGGAATGATTACTTTAATTGATGTGGCTTTATTAGGAGCTTCAACTTTTTATTGGATTAAAGCTTTGGTGAGGAAAGAATAATGACAAGAATTTTATGCTATGATATTAGATATCCAGAAGGTAAGACTGGACCAACAGAAGTTGAAGTTTTAGTTAATTTACCATCAAACTGGCATTTTGAATTTGTTCCAGCTAGAGATGCTGTTAGAACAGTTTTAGAAAGCAAGGTTGGTAAAGTTTTTAGATTTGACTGGAGACCATTATAATGACTTTACATAAGAAAGCTGAATTATTTGATTTAATTAGCAGAGACCCTGGCGAAATGGGATTTGTTATTGACAGTGATACTTATGATGAGTATTTGTCTACATATACAGATGCCGGGTTTTCTAAAGAAACTGCTGTATATACAGAAGAAGAATTTAAAGCATTAAAACAAGGTTTTAGAAAATAGTGGAATTTGATTTAAAGCGTATTGAAGAGTTGGAAGATGAAAAACGCCAAACTAAGGTAGATTATGAAGCTCACTTAAAAGCTATTGAAGATGAGCTTACAGACTTAGGTGTTTATGACCAACCAGATATTCTAAAAGTTGGCGATTTTGTCTATGATAAAGACAGAAATAAATATCTTATAACCCGCATTACGGCCGAGTCTTATACAATAGAATGTCTTAAAGAATTGCGAGATGCAGATGGTAATATTACAAGTAGTTATAAGCTTGTAGAGTCAATAGATCGTGATAATTTGACAACAATTAGTATACTTGCTACATCAGAAATACACCATTATTATCACCCAGATAGAATTGATTATGAGCTTTGGAAAGAAGACTATACACTTCGTCATAAGCCAAAAACGACAGTAAAAAAGATTGAAAATTAACTACATTTTTTAGACTTAAAATTTACTGCTAAATTAATTGAAATATCGCCACTGTTAAAGAAAAAACGGTGGCTTTTTTATTTCCAAATTGGCTAAATTTAGTACTCAGAAAAATACTGTATTATAATATAATAATTGAAAGGAACGTATCAAGATATGAATGAAATAATTTTATACTCCACTCATTGCCCGAAGTGTAAAACTGTTGAGTTATTATTGGCTAAGAAAAATCTTGAATTTTTTATGGTCGATGATACTGAAAAAGTTGTTAAAGTTGGCCAGGAACACGGAATTCTTGGTGCTCCAATTCTTCAGGTTGGCGATGAGTTTTTTGATTTCTCTAAAGCAGTTCAATATTTAAATAGAAGGTAGAAAATATGGATATTTCCTTGAAGCTTAACAAGGACTTTGAAAATACACTCAGAGTTCTTAAAGAAGAATACGGGGAAGATTTTGAAATACTCAATGGTATTCATGATTCCCAATTAAATTTTAGTGATTTTATCGACCAATTTGTTGATAAAAATGTTAATGATGTAACTATTGACAATAATGCAAATGCTAGCCACAAAGACATTGCTTCAATGCGTGCTGAAAAAGGTAAATCTACAGACAAATTGATTGCAATGAGTAAGATTTTCTATGAAATTAAGAAAAAATATGGTTTAGCAACAGCAAAAGAATGGCTTAAAATTGAGTATACAGGCGGTTTCTATATGCACGATTTCCCAAGTGCAAGTTATACACCATACTGTTTTGCTTATGATTTAAGCAGATTAGCAAAAGAAGGCTTATTCTTCTTAAATAATTATAATAATGAAGGTCCAAAACATTTAACAACATTCTTAGACGATGTTATTGAGTATATTAGCTTTATGTCTAATAGGTCATCAGGGGCTGTTGGTATTCCAAATATCTTAGTTTGGACACTTTATTTCTATAAAAAAGATATTGAAACAGGCTATTATATTAAAGATAAAGATTACTATATTAGACAATGTTTCCAAAAATTTATTTATAGATTAAATCAACCGTTCATGAGAATTGATCAATCTGCTTTTGTTAATGTTAGTATTTTTGATAAAGAATACTATTTAGCATTATTTGGCGATTTAGTTTTCCCAGATGGCAGCTTAGCAGTTGAATACTTAGACGACTTCATTGAACATGAAAAAATCTTTATGGAAGTTGTCAGCGAAGTAAGAAGAAATAATATGTTTACCTTCCCAGTTCTTACTTATTCACTTCTTTATCAAGATGGAAAGTTTGTTGATGAAGAATTTGCTAGATGGTGCTCAGACCACAATTGCTTATGGAATGACTCAAATTTCTTTGTTGGAAAAGATGTTACAACGTTATCTAATTGCTGCAGACTTCTCAGTTCAACCAAGAATGAAAAGCTTAAAGGTTTCTTCAATTCTATTGGTGGCACTGAATTAAGAATTGGTTCAGTTAAAGTTAATACAATCAACTTAGTTCATATGTTCTATGAATTAGATGGAACATTAACAGAAGCCAGATACTTAGCATTATTAAAGAAACGTGCATTACTCTGTTGTAAAGCATTAGATACTGTCAGACACATTATTAGAAGAAATATTGAAAAAGGTTTACTTCCAAACTATTGTGATGGTGGTATGAGCTTAGACAATCAATATTGCACTGTTGGTATTTTAGGTCTCTATGAAGTTGTTGACAAGTTCGGTTATATTGAAACAGACGAGTTTGGTAATAAGTCTTATTCACAAGCAGGAATTGAATTAGCAGATAAAATCTTTAAGATTATTAATGAAGTTAAAGATGAATTTGCTGCTGATAAAGACTATGCATTCAATATTGAATCTGTCCCAGCTGAAAGAGCAGCAGTCAACTTATGTGCAAAAGACTCTGTGTTATATAATATTCATGATTATGAAATCTACAGTAATCAATGGATTCCATTAACACAAAAGTGCACAATTAATGAAAAGATTAGACTTAGTGCTATCTTAGATGAAAAGTGTTCAGGCGGTGCTATTGCTCACATTAACTTAGAAAGCAATTTCCCAAATAATGATATGGCTTGGGATATGTTAAATTATATTGCAAGCCAAGGCGTATTCTATTTTGCTTTCAATACTAGAATTAATGTTTGTAAACATGGTCATGCATTTGTTGGCACTGATATTTGTCCAATTTGTGGTGAGCCAGTTGTTGACACATGGCAACGTATTGTTGGCTTCTTAACTCCAAGCCATGCTTATAGCAAACCAAGATTTAAAGAATTCAATGCAAGACAATGGTATCAAGCTGGCTTAATGCACGGGGCTACTTCAGTAATTAAAGATTAAGATGATAGTTAAAAATATTATTACAACTGATTTTGTAAATTACAAAAAGCCAAGCATGTATATCGCATTTCCATACTGCGATTTCAAGTGTGAAAGAGAATGTGGAATTGAATGTTGCCAGAATTCAGAGTTAGCTAAATCGTGCAATATTGAGATTTCAGTCGAACGAATTATTGAATTATATAAACAAAGTTCAGCATTTACTAAAGCACTTGTTTGTTGTGGCATGGAGCCAATGAAATCATTTGATGATTTAGTTGAATTAATTACAGCTTTTAGAAAAGAATTTGATGATGATATTATAATTTATACAGGTTATAATAAAAATGAAATTCTAAAAGAAATTAGAATTCTTAAAGAGTTTCCAAATATCATTATTAAGTTTGGTCGATTTAAGCCAAATTCAGCACATAGGTTTGATGAAGTTTTAGGAGTTGAACTTGCATCAGAAAATCAATATGCAGAGAAGATAAGTTAATAACTTATCTTTTTTTATTGTATAATAATAAGATGAGTACTAATATTGGAGATAAAGTTTATACCCCAGAAAATATCGCAAAACAGATTATTTCTGAATTCGATTTATCTGGCACTGTTTTAGACCCATTTAAGGGCAAGGGAGCTTTCTATGATAATTTCCCAGAGACAGTCAAAAAAGAATGGTGCGAAATAGATGATGGTAAAGATTTCTTTACATTTAACGAAAGAGTTGACTGGATCATTTCAAACCCACCTTATTCTATCTTTGGTGATGTTTTAGACCATAGTTTTGAGCTTTGTGATAATATTGTTTATTTAATTCCAATTAACAAATTAACAAGCTCTTTTACAAGAATTAAATATCTTAGAGACTGGGGTGGAATTCCAAAGATTATTCTTATGTCTCCAAAAGAAATTGGTTTTCCATTTGGTTTTGCGGTTGGTGCTGTTTATTTCAAAAAAGATTACAAAGGCCCAACGGAATTTAAAGTTTTAGAGTAATATATGGGTTTATTTGATTTTTTATTAGGTGCCTCATTAGCAGGTGGCAATGGGCATAAAGAGCATGTTGAAAAGCTAAGAACAAAAGCGTATTTAGTTTGTATTGCTAAAGCATTGGAGCAGTTTGGTTATGAAGACATTGAGCGAACAAGCATGGCAATTACAGCTCATTATGGCGATACTTGGTCTACAAATGGCCACATTTCTTATATTCAGGTTTCTGATATGGGAGACTATCGTGAATGCATAAATACTGAGACTTCTGAAGGCGAGTTATGTAGCCCAGAATCTGGCAGGCTCAGTAAAATAATTAAATATGCCGAAGATTTACAAAAGTTAATTGAAAAGTAATATGAGTGATAAGACAAATTTAGATTTAGCTAAGTTAAAAGCAGATGATGAATTCTATACTTCATTTGCTGATATTGTTGCAGAATTATCTCACTGGGTAGGTAAATTAAGAAATCAAAAAATTATTTGCCCATGTGATTTTAAGCCAACTAAAAAAGTAAGTTCTATAACAATTGATTTTGAGAAAGATAAATTTTATATTAACTCAGTCAAAAAGAAAGAGTCTGATACTCCTTATTATAATTTATTTCCAAGTTTTAATATCTCAGAGCCAGCTGCTGAAATCTCAGAAGCACAACTAAGAGAAATTTTAGCTAATCAAGAAGTTGTAAATTTTGTTAATTATTTGTGGGCTGTAGGTAAAGAAGCAGGTATTAAATCTATTACTGCGAGTGGCTAT